TTCGCCGACATCGCCGCCTTCATAGCGGCCGACCGTGACAAGATATTTCAGGCCGATGCCGCCGAATTCAATATCGAATGTTTCGGCTTCGCGGCGTTGCGGCAGGTCGCGGCGCTCGGGCATTGCTCACTTCCTGCATCGCCAGCGCTTGTCACTGATCCAGACTTTTTTCATGCCGTGCCGCGCGCAAAGCTGATCGCCCCGGTCCTTCGGCTTGCTGCTGACCGGGGCCGGTTTTTCCAAGATCGGCCACACCTCGGCGTCAGCTTCCGTTTCCTCGACCGTTGGCGACGGCGGCGTCGGTAGCTCGGCGGCGGGCGGCGTCGGCCACCATGCGTCAAGCCTGCCTTCCAGCGGCAGCGGCGTGACCGGCTCCGGCGGCACCATGGGCGCAGCCGGTGTCGGCAATGGCAGCGGCATCGGCGGCACCAGCCGCTGGATTTGAACGGCGCGCGGCCCGATGTCGCGCGGCAGCACGTGATTGCGGTCGCCCTTGGCCGCCGCAGGCGATTCCGGCGGCGGCCAGATGAAGACGATCAGCGCGCCGACCAGCACCAGCCCGCTAAACCATCCGAAGACCGGCAGCAGCAGGTCAAAGGGCTCGCTAAGTCTGATGCTCGGCATCGGTCACCAGCGGCGCGGCGGGAACGGCGAAGGTGCGGAACTGGGCCTGCACCGAAGCAAACAGGCATTCGTATTTGATCCGCTCGGCCAGCGCCTGATCGCGTATCAGGAGCGCGGTGGTGACCTGTGAGTGCGCGGTGGTGACCTGCGCGCGCAGCCCTTCGGTTTCGATCTCCAGCGCGGCAATGCGCTCGCGCATCTGCATGTTCTCGTTTTGCAGTTGGTCGCGCTCGTGCGCAATCTGCTGAAATTGCGCGATGCCGTAGGCCACGGCCTGCTGCCGGTCCGGCGGCAATCCCGATGTCCGCTCCTCCGGCGTCGGCTCGGCTCCGTTGCCCGCATTCTTGAACGCATCCTCCAGCACCTGCCATTCATTCGGCTTGGCATCGCGCGCCGTGCGGATTCTCTCGTTCTCGGCATTCTCGACGCGCTCGACTCGGTCGGCGAGCGGGGTCCGGCGGTGGGGCGCTTGCGTCATCGTCTACCTCGTTTTGGTTGGTGGTGGTGGTTCTTGTTGTTGTTGGGATACAACGTCTCTCCGGCCAGCAGCGCATCGACCAGCGCATTCAGGGAACGTGCCGTGACCCGTGTCTGTCCGCCGAATCGCACGCGCTCCAGCTTGCCGCTTTCCCAGAGCTTGGCGATGGTCGCGCGCGAACAGCCGAGTTGCGCACAGGCTTGCGCGGTGGTGCGCAACTCGCGGTTGGTTTCAACCGGCAACTTCGCCATAGACTTGGCCGGTTTCCGGGTTGGTGAATTGTTTTCCGTCATAGCCTGCGCGCCATGCTTCCAGTTCCAGCTTTGCATTCTTGTCGCGATACTCGCTCGGCGATTCCGTGCGCGCCGCCCCGGTTTCCTTGGCAATGCGCCCACGCTCATAGGCGATGGAAAACGGGTCGTTAATGTCGGCGGCAGCGGACGCGCTGGTGGGGGGTTCGCTGCCGCCGTCTGCCGGAGTTTCGTCGGGCAATGGGGCTGCATCGCCCGATGCTCCGGCAAAATGATCGAGCGCACTGGCCGCGCCGGGCGCGCGCATCGGCTCGGCATTGAGCGCGGCCAAAGTTGCGGCCTGCGGCGGCGGCAACAGATCGTCGTCATCATCGAAAATGTCGCGTCCGGCGGGCAGCAGCTTGGACAGGCGGCGCAAGGCCGTTTTCTTCATCATCTCCTCGGTCCACATCTTCCACGGCGCGTCTTCGCGCGTGGCCTTGCTGATCGACCGCACCTTGTTGATCTCGCTTAGGCCCAGCACCACGACATAGAATGCGCCATCCTTGGTCATTGCGGCGGCATAGACCTTCTCGACGGGCGCGGTGTCGTTGCCTTCCGGCACGTGCTTGAAATGTTCGCCGAGTTCATCAACGTAATGTTCGAACACCTCGCCGCGCCGGACGATGTCCGCGCCGATCCAGCGGCATTGCCCGCTCTGGCGGAAGCGCTTGAGCAATCCCTGATACATCGGTATCCACTGCGCGTTGGTCTTGTAGGGGACGATGGCACCCTCGCGGCCGTCCGGCAGTAGATTGTCCCGGCAGGCGCGCATGCAGGCGAGCCACAAAGACTGGAAGCTGCAGGCTTGCAAATCCGGGTTGACCTGCGCCGAGGTGATCAGCGCGCGGATGAAATGATCCGGGTCGATGTCGGTGAGCGCGGCCTTCAATTCGCTCCTGCGCTCGACCAGCCGCTCGCGCAGCACGACAATCGGCGGCTTGTTGTTGATGGTGGCGACGTTGGTATCGGTCATGGCTTGCTCCGGTTGCTGGGAAAATCGGCGGCCCATTGCCGCAAAATCTCGCGGCCCGCGTCGGTCAATTCGATACGCCTGCCGCCAAGCGGATCGACGCGCTCGGTCGCCACGCCCATGGTCTTCAGGTCGCGGCGCAGCATCGAGCCGATGGGTTCATGGTCTTCGTCAAACCATGCGACTTCCGGCGAGCCGCCCGCGTTGCGGATGTAGGACAGCGCATTGCGGTGGATATCCTTCACTGTTGTTGCGTCCCTATTATCTTACTCAATCTTTTGATCAGGTTGGCATGATCAACTGTCATGGTCTGTATCTCGGCTGCGGTGGCCGAGAGGTAGCGGCCTCGGCCAGCTTTGGCTATCATTTCGCATGCACGCGAGATTGAGATATTGGGAAATTTGTGCCGGAACTGGAAGAACAGGCAAACAAGCATGACATCGCGTAGCCAAGTATCTGGATCAAGCCTTCGCTGTTCGACGATGGATTCGACCATCCATCTTTCCATGTAAGCGATGACCTGCTCGGCGAGAGAATTGGCAAGCGCGCCAAATTCCTTGCCGAACAGTTCGCGGAATTTGTCGAGCGTGAGTTGGACAAAGATGTCATCATCGCGCGCATTCACTGCCGCGTCCCTTTTTCGTCGTCCAAAGTGAGCACATTGACCGCATAGTGGCCGGGCTCGAATTCCTCCAGCCACATCTTCTCCGCGCCGATCATGCCGAAGGCTTCCATGATCATCAGCACCGCAGGCTCGTTTGGCAGCTTTCCCGGGGTATCGACCGATACCGACAGGTGACGGCATAGACCGGGCGGCTGTTGTTCGAACGAAATCGCGGCGCGATAGCCCACCGGGATCAGCACGTTTTCAGAAGCCGTGCCGCGCTCGAATCCGGGCTTGCGCTCGGCGAGCGGAATGACCCTGCCATGCACCTCGGCGGCCTGCAGGTACTCGACCGGAATGGGCTTTTGCCGCGCGCGCTCGATGGCGGCCTTGATCGCCGCCTGCACCTCGGTCGTGATGATCAGGGCGCGCATCACTTGTTGAACAACCGGCTGATATTGTGCCGGGCGGCGCGCTGATCCGGATTGCCGCTGCGCTCGACCACATAGACCGTGCGCCGGGATTTCACGATCCGGGGATCGCGGCTGCGCGTGCGCCAGCTATCGAGCCGGACCACGCGGATTTTGTCTTTAGGTGTTGTCATTCGTTCCTGCTTTCCTTGATCACGCCCGCCGATCCTGCACGCGCAGCACGCGGGTATCGCGCGCGGCGACGGTGTAGCCCTTGTAATGCGATGTCCTGTAGGTCAGTCCCCAGCCGGGAAGGCCGGTGGCGATGGCCGCGTCCTTCATCCGATACTTGATCTCGGCGTCGATGGTTTCGCACTGTTCCTTCAAGGCCGCCATGCGCTCGCGCAATTCGGTGCGGTCGGCGAGCAATTCCGCCATGCGGTTGTCGCCGGACAGGTCGATGGCGGCATCCTCGCCGCGTTCGCTGCGCCACATCGCGCGGATCACGTCGGCATCGCGGCTGAAGTCGGGATCGGGCTCGCGTCCGTGCGCGACATCGTCCCAGAACTGCGCCACGGTTTTCCTGATCTTCTCTTCCGCCGCCGCGTGCCGGGGCAATTCGTGAATGCAGACATCCATGTTGTAGGCATCGACCAAGAGCGCCGCGATGGCGCTGAAGGCGGCATCGGCCATCATCGCCTCGGTCTGCGCCTGCAGGATGATCCACAGCGGCACTTCCGCGCCGTCGTCCCAGTCGCGCTTGTAGACCGATTGCGCCACGCTCTTGGCCTGCAGCACCCCGCGCCCGCGTGCATCGCCCTCAATGTAGAAATCCGGCGACGCGCCGATGCGCAATTGCGGATCGCGCAGATATTCCCGCGCCGGGATCAGCGTCCATTCCGGCCGCATCTCTTCGACCGCCTTGGCCACCGCAGGCTCCAGCCAGCGCCCGCGCCGCGTCACCTTGTTGTCTTCCTCGACGAATTCGGTGCCGCGCTTCTCGGCATAGACGCGCATCGCGGTGCTGTAGGGATGGCAATGAAACAGCGCACCGATGGCCGATGCAGTCACGTCCTCGCGCCGCCATTGCAGCCATTCTTCCCGGTCGGTGATGGTGCGGCGCTCGACCGGCATCAGCCCGCTCCCTCCGGCTGTTGTTCAAGGCGCGCGATTTGATGCTTGAGCAGCGCGACGATGTCCTCGCGCTTGGCGTTGGAGATATAGTTGGTGCGGCCTGCGTCGCCGAATTCGAACAGCATCAGGACAAAGCCGATCTTGCGGTCGTCGCCCTTCTTGGCATCGCCGTTGAAATTGAAGTCAAGAAAGCGCGCCAACTGGTTCATTTGCTCGCGAAACTTCGCTTCAATCGGCCCGTCGCCGAGTTGTTCCGGTTTTTCCATGATTTATCCAGATTGAGGTAGATTTCGGCAAGAAAGCCACGCCGGGCGGCGGCCGTCAAGCGGTCGTTTTGTCCTATCCACACGAATCCCCAGCCGCGCCAAAATTCTGCTTGCCGGACTTCGGCGAGTCGGACAATGTTTTTCCTCACCGCCCTTTCAATTCAGGTATCGACTTGATGGACCAATGTCCGCATTGCGGTCAACCCATGCTGCCGACAATGCGGCTCGGCGTCGCCTTCACGCCGCTGAAGGCCAAGATATTCGATGCGATTGCGCGCGCGACACCGAGCGGCGGCATCTATTCGCGCGATCTGCTTGAACTGATTTACCCCGACAAGCCCGTCACTGACGGCACGCGGCGCACCTTGCGCGCGCATATCTCGCAAATCAACGACATGCTGCTTGGCGTCGATCATTACATCGCCGCCGGGCAGCGCTGCCAGCCCTACCGGCTGATGCGGCGCAACATCAAGGAGACTGGATGATGCAGCACGAGCTTGTGGACAACACGCTTATTCGCGACGCCAACGGCATCATGGCGCGCTGCACCTGCGGCTGGGTATCGGCGGGACATTTCAGCGCGCTCGCCGCGTCGGCCGCCTTTCATCTGCATCAGGAGACGTTTGCCAAGGCTCAACCACAGGGAGATGACGATGAAGACCGATAACCTGCGCGAGACGAAATATGGTGGCGCGATCACCGCCCGGTTTTTTGTTTGCTCCTCGGGCCATGTCCACATCATCGGCTACGGCCGCGATGATCAGGTGCCGGAATACGAGATCGTGCTGGGCAACAAACTGCAGCAGCGCTGTCAGGAGGCCATCGACACCGCGCAGGTGGCCGAGCCGGGCATGGCGGCGGTGGAAATCCGATGATCCGATGGCCAAGGCGGCTAACTTTCCTTCAGCCAACGCTGCAGTTTTTCAGCACACGCGACGCTTTCGCGTGGTTTCGCTGGCGGTGGAGACGGCGGCGATGATCTGCCCTGCGATGATGATCCGCCCTGCAATGGCAGCAGCAACTGATTGTCGTTCGCCGGTTTTGGCTGCGCGACAGGCGGCAGGCCATGCACGGCACGGTGGCAATTCCGGCATAGGCAGATCAAATCGCCCGGGCGCTCGTTTCCTACATTGGTATAGCCATTGCCATGATGTGTGTCTTCGGCTGGCGCGAGGAAGCAGCGTTGGCACAAAAACTTGGCGCACTCCATGGCGTATTGCCGTTTCAGCTTCCAGCAGTCGCTCAGCAAATAACGGCGATATTTTTCCTTCGGGCTTAGGGCCGACATGGGAGCCTCCGTTTTTTGAGGCTGCTATATCGGCCGAGATTCTTGTTTTCTGTCAAATAAGTGGACAAAAAGACCGTCGAACGCCGATTGCGGATGTAATACAAAAGCGTAAAATCCGTTGGTGATGTAATGCAAAATCATCAACAGGAGGATTGTTATGCCGCGCAGTCTTAAGCCCATTCCAGCACAACGGAATTCTCAAGCTCGGCGCAAAAAAAATCTTAGCCCACATCGCCCTATGCGTCAGCCCGAGCAACAAAAGCGAACCAAGACGATTCAATTTAGGGTGACGCCGCATATTGCCGATTGCATCAAGCGTGTTGCGTGGCTCAGGCAAGAAAATGTTGGAAGCCTGTTTTGGAGAATCGCGCGCGCTTTCGATCAAGGTCATGTCACTGGAAAATCTGATATATGGCGCGGATACAATAAGGTTGAAGTCGTCACCAATGTTTGTGTCGAATGCCTTTCGTATGATCCGCAAATGACGGAAGAAGAGGCGCTTCAAAAGTTTAGGGGGCAAAGACTAAAGCGGCCATTAGATGAAACTCGCGATAAACTTTACGACCGACTTCTAAAGATATGGACGCCTGATTTAGCAAAAGATTTTTGGAATCGGCAACATCCTGACCTTAGCGGTCTTTCTCCTTCAGACGCTCTTCAGCGTTATGGATTTGATCGCGTCAAAGAGATTGATCGTTTGATCCGTTATTACGAGCGTATCGCTAAAAAAAGGGCAGCGTGATGCCCCGGCAACTCAATCTTTTCAAGAGCAAGAAGCAGCGCGGCGTCAGGCCGCCGGGTGCAAGCGAGTTTGCCCGGCATTGCGTCATCGCCGATCTACTCCAGCGCTGGTGCAATCCGGGCTGGCGTTACACGCATATGCCGATGGGCGAGAAACGCAGCAAGGCGACGGCCGGACGATTGAAGCGCATGGGCGTGACGCGCGGCTGGCCCGATTTTCTGTTTGTTGGGCCGGACGGTGTGTGCTGGCTGGAGTTGAAGGCGGATCACGGCGCGCTGTCGGAGGAGCAGGATTTGCTGCGGGCGCATCTGGTCGGCTGCGGGCATCGCTATTTCTGCACCAAATCGGTGCCCGGAGCGGTGGGCTGGTTGAAGACGGTCGGCATTCTGCGCGCCGACATCAGCATGACAGGGGAGTGAAGATGACGGCGCTGGAATCCGAGGATGTGCGCTTTCGCTGGACCGAGCTTCGGGTCGAGCGGCTGGTGCGGCTGGTGGCCGAGGGCCGCAGCGACGCGGAGATCGCGGCGGCTTTCGGTGATCCCTGCACGCCGCGCATCGTGCGCCACCGCGCGCGGCGGATGAAGCTGGCGCGGCCGGTGCCGACACGGCGGGAAGCCGTCCTATCGCCGGTCCGGCTGCCGGTGGTAACGGCGGAGGTAGCCAAGATACCGGAGCCGCGCAGCCCGCATAACTGCACTATTACTGGTCTGACAAATGAGACATGCCGCTACCCCTTGTGGGATTTCCCTCTGTCGGCTTCCGAGCGATTCTATTGTGGAGCCCCGGCCGATCTGGCCGGAGGACGGCCTTATTGTGACGAGCATATGGAGCGCTGTCTGGTTCGCCTTCGGCAATAAAACCAAGAGTAAAACGGCATGGCGGGTGCGGAATTTGCGCCGATTATGGGACCATTGGCCAAGCAACTGCTGGGCGAACCGAATCGCGCCTTCTCTTCCGCCGATGAATGGCGCTATGGCAGCAAGGGCTCACTGTCCATCGATCTGACGGCCGGGCGCTGGTTCGATCACGAGGCCAATGAAGGCGGCGGCGTGCTCGATCTGGTGGAGCGCGAACTGAAACTGAGCGGCGTGGCGCGGCTGGAATGGCTGAAGCAGCAGGGCTTCCTTTACGAAACGCATGCAGGCAATGGCGGCGATGCTCCGGCGGTACGCGCCAGCATTGTCGCCACCTACGATTATCGCGACGACAACGGCACCTTGCTGTTTCAGGTCGTGCGCTTCGAGCCCAAGGATTTCCGCCAGCGGCGGCCCAACGGCACCGGCTGGACATGGTCGGTGAAAGGTGTGCGCCGCGTGCCCTACCGGCTGCCGGAACTGCTGGAAGCGGGCGAGCGCGTCGTCTTCATCGTTGAAGGCGAGAAGTCGGCCGACCGTTTGCGCGCGCTCGGCATCCCGGCGACCTGTTCGCCCGGCGGCGCGGGCAAGTGGCATGATGCGCTGAATGAATTTTTCCGGGGCAGCGATGTTGTTGTTGTTCCCGATCATGACCCGCAGAAGCTGCATCCCAAGACCGGCAAGCCGATGTTCCATGACGACGGACGGCCGGTGCTGCCCGGGCAGGATCATGCGCAGGCGGTGGCGGCGTCGCTGCATGGCACGGCCAAGCGCCTGCGGGTCTTGGAGCTTTGGCAGGATTGGCCGCAGATGCCGCCGAAGGCCGATATCTATGACTGGCTGGAGCGCGGCGGCGGCAGCGCCGAAAAGCTGTATGCGCTGATCGAGCCGCTGCCGGAGTGGCAGCCGGTGCAGATACTGCCGCCGATGCCGGTGCGGCTGCCGTTCCCGATTGACGAGAAGCTGATCCCGCGCCGGGACTGGATCGTGCCCGGGCTGCTGCTGCGCCGTCATCTGTCGCTGCTGGTGGCTCCGCCGGGCTCCGGCAAATCGCTGCTGACCTATCAGATGGCCATCGCCATTGCGCTCGGCATGGATGGCTGGGGCGGCTGGCGCATTCGCGGATCGCACAAGGTGCTGCTGATCAATGCCGAGGAAGACTATGACGAAAGCTTGCGGCGCTTGGCCGCCGCTTCGCGTTTCATGCGCGTCAATCAGCAGGAGTTGCGCGACCGGCTGGTCGTCGCCGAGAAGCCGGAGAATATCGTCATCGTCAAGATCGATCCGCGCAGCCGCCGTGTCGATGAAAAGCTGACGGTGCCGCTGATCGACAATCTCTGCAACGCGATCATCGGACTGGGCGTCAATGTTGTTGTTGTTGATCCGTTTGCCGAAACATTCGAGGGCGACGAAAATAGCAACAGCGAAGCGAAATGGGCGGGCATCGCATGGCGTGAGGTGGCAAGGCGCACAGGCGTGGCGCTCTGGCTGGTGCATCACACGCGCAAGCACGCGACCGGCATGGCCGGAGATCAGGACGCCTCGCGCGGAGCCGGGGCGCTGGTGGGCACGGCGCGCATCGTCTCGACGCTGTTCACGATGACCAAGGATGAAGCCGCCGTGTTCAACATTCCCGAGGAAGAGCACACCGATTATGTCCGCTTCGATGATGCCAAGAGCAATTATTCGCGCAAGGTGGCGGTGCGCTACTTCAAAAAGGATTTCCTCACGCTCGACAATGCCGACGATGAATGGCCCGGCGATGATGTCGGCGTACTGCAGCCATGGTCGCCGCCCGGGCCGATGGAAGGCGTCACCATGGAGCTTGTCGGTCGAATACTCGACAGGATCGCCCGGGGCGTCCGCGATGAAGATGGACAGCCTACCGGGCAACTCTACTCGCCCATGGTGCAATCCAAGATTTGGGTCGGGTCGGTGTTCTTCACGCCCCTGCAGTGGGACGGCGAAGACGACAAGGACAAAACCAAGGTCAAGAAAATCCTCAAATTGTGGATCGAGAACGCGGTGTTGCGCGAGGTCGAATATCACGATCCCAAGGATCGCAAGTTGAAAAAGGGCGTCGAGGTGGTGCCGGAGAATCGGCCGGATCGCGCGGCGGAAACGGTGACGCTTTAGGCTGCCTTCCGCTTCCGCTTTAGCATTTCCCGTTTTATCCGATGTGCTACCTCCTAAAATTCACTTATGAGCGAAAGTTAAAGTGATTTGTGAGGATGAAAAATGACTGCGCAAGTCTACCCCGGAGAACAGCGCATAGAACTGCGCAGAAAAGTGCGCTGTTGTTGTTCAGCCCTATAGTAGAAAACAAACTGCGCAAAGCGCGCAGGTCTGCTTTGCGTAGCTGCGCAGACACTTTGTTTTCTACTATCGGGCCACGGTGCTGCCCGGCAAGAACTGCGCACGCGCCAAAGGCAAAAAATGAAAATGGATGGAGGAAAAAATCGAGCCCGAAAATCCGGAAATGGAAAGGCTGAAAAAGGAAATTCGGCGGCTGCGCGAGATCATGGCCGGGCTGGCCGAGGAGATCAATGCGGCCGACAAGGTGCTCGCCCCGGTGTGGAGCTTGGAAGCCATGCTGCAGGACGAAATCAAGGACACGTTGCCGTGGTCGTTTGCTGGCATCGATGCCCGGGTCATCCCGTTCGCCCGGCTGCTACACATCGCGGTGGTCTGGGGACATCAGAAAACCGAGCGCCGTGAATTGCAGCGGCGCATGGATGCCTATGCGCGTGAAGCCAAATCACTCTCGCAACAGTTGAAAAAACTGAAGCCGGTCAAGGCGAAACCACAACCGCCGCAGGGAGAATTGTTTTGAGCGACGAAACCGAGGAGGAGCGCCAAGAGCGAACCCGAAAAGCCGCCGCCGCCTTGCGTCAGGAACAGGAGCAGCAATTCAAATGGTCGGAAATGCCCAGCCTGAAAAAACTGGTCGAGCAGCATGGCAGCTACGACAAAATCCCCGAAACCGCATGGGCCGAATACTGGCAGAAGATGGACGACTGGAAACGCCGCTGGCTCTATCGCTAGGGTTGGACCGAAGGCCAAGCTGGAAATAAAATCGAAATCCTGTATGAAGCTCCTCATAACGGAGATCGTGCATGGCATTTTTCGTGGTGCAGACCAATCCGCAACGCGAGGCCATCGTCGCCGACAACCTGAAAAATCTTGCGCCTTACTGCCCGCTGTTCAAAACCCAGCGCGGCACCATCCGCCCGGTCTTCCCCGGCTATCTCTTCGTCGCCGCCATTGCCAACTGGTCGCCGATCCAGAATTGCTACGGCGTGCGCACGCTCTTGATGGCCTGCGGCCGACCGGCGCAACTCGCCGACAATGTCGTCGCTTTCTGGCGCAGCAAGGAACGCAACGGCCTTGTCGAATTGCCGCAGCCGCCGCGCTTCCATGCCGGGCAGCGCCTGATCATCACACGCGGCAGCCTGAAAAATCGCAGCGTCGTCTATGTCGGCCAGTCCGCAAAAGAGCGTGAAGCCGTGCTGATTGATATGCTTGGGCAATCGGTCAGGATCACCGTCCCGAGCCTCGATCTGGTAGGTGAGGCCGAGCAACGTACAAGGATTAGCTTGCAAAGACGCCGTGAAGAGATTATCCGTCAGGTATCGAACCGAACCAGAATAGCCCGTTTGCATAGGTCATTTTGACGGTCAAGATGGCCTATCAGAAATGGCGGAGCTTGGCCTAACAAGCTCCGGCCGAGGTGTCGCCAGAGCGGAAATCAAGGCGAGTGGCCCCACCGCTCGACAGCCCTTCCGCTCAGTCCTCGCAGCGGAAATGAGCCGCCCGCAAGTTTCCACTGCAAAGCCGAGGGTGCCTTTGGATCGCAACTCTGGCGACGCTTTTCCCGCAGCGGAAAACTCCCGTGAAGCATCCGGAAAATCCCCGCGACTGGTACGGCCTTGGGCGCTGGAAAATCAAACAGCGGGCGCAAATCCGCGCGCAACCGCTTTGCCAATTCTGCATCGAGAAAGGCTTGGTCGTGCGCGCCGTCATCGCCGACCATGTCGAGCCCGTGCGCGGTGACTGGAATTCGTTTTGGACCGGAAAACTGCAAAGCCTGTGCCGGTCATGCCACGAATCCGATAAGAAATATCAGGATCATCGGGGCTTCCGGCGGGACATCGGCGAAGACGGCTTCCCCATGGACCCCGAGCATCCGGTCTACAGGCAGCGGGTCACATAGGTGTAACCTACTGATGCTACATAGCTATTCGGCTATTCTGCTCAGTAAGGGTGTACGCCTCTATAGCTTATAATCCTAGTGTAACTCATTGATATGTAAAGACTTATTGCACAACCTGTGCAGGTTGTACTCCCCTATGGAAAGAGAAGAATATACTAGGGCAAAATGCCCTATCAGGGGGAGCCATAAGTGCTTGATATGTCTCTGTTATTTCATTGCGTGAGGGGTGTGTGGCGCAGACGAAATAAGTGAGATAGCTCAAGCACTTGCAGGGGCAGGGCAAGGCCCAAAAGGGCAGCCTCTAGGAAGCCCGCTGATGCGCCCAATCTCAGGCACGAGCCAATCAACACGTCAGGCCAAACCAACGCATGGGGGGAGCCCCCAGCGCCAGCCAGATGGCAACGGGGCAGGGGGGGCATCGTTTTTTATACCGCCCTGGTCAAAGTTCCCGCGCGGCGGCGGTCGGCCTTTTCAACCGACTTATTCCCCAAACAGGCCCAAAAATAGAAGGATATTCCACATGCGCAAGAGCCGAAGCGCCCATCAACCGCAGGTTGTAATTCCAGAGGTACCGGGAGAGGTCATTCCCGCCCCCAAGGAATTAAGTCCGGACGAAGCCATTGAATGGGATAAGATTTTTGCGAATTCGCCGCCCGGTTTCTTTCTGCGGGAGACGCATCCGTTGATTGTGCAGTTATGCCGCCACATCTGCCAGTCGCGCTTCATTGGCGAGTGTTTACAGGAGGTTAGGGTCGGGTTGCTGAATCCCCGGGATGCCGAGGAATGCGAGCATCTCGACCGTCTGACGCGGCTGCATGACCGCGAGGGCCGGGCGATACAGGCGATCATGGACAAGCTGCGGATGACCACGCGCGCGAGCACGACGGCGGCGAAGACCGAGGAAGCCCGGGCCAACACGCCGCCGCCGGAGGGCAAGACGTGGAAGCCGGAGGACGACAGCGACCTGCCGCAGCCGTGGCAGATGACGCAGTGAAGCGGCGCGCTACAATGGACCATGCACGAGCTTGGGAAAGTGTGCCCCCGTTGCCGGAAGCTGCACGCGCGGGCGGCCGGGTGCTACTGCCTCAGCTGCCACGCCGCCTACATGCGCGAATGGCGGAAAACGCATCCGCCATCCCTCGAAGCGCGCAAACGCGACAACGTCCGCTCCTACGCGCACACCTACAAGCGCCGGGGCAAGCTGACGCCCGGGCCGTGCGCCAAGTGCGGCGATGCGGCCAGCCAGATGCACCATCCCGACTACGACCAGCCGTTGCTTGTCCTGTGGCTTTGTCGCGCCTGCCATCTCGCGCTGCACGCGGAAGAGCGGCGCAATAATGTTTCGCTCACGTGAAACAATCCAGCAAGTCCCGGGCACGTAAATGGAAACGCCCGGCCTTGAGCCGCGTGCGGCTCGCGCAACCCGACTGCTGACCCGCGCCGAGCGCAACATCGCTTGGTGCGAGCGCTATCTGTATCTGCCGGAAGGCAAATTCGTCGGCCAGCCGCTGCGCATGGCCGAGTTCATGAAGGACGACTTCCGGGCGATCTACGACAACCCGGTCGGCACGCGGCGGGCGATCCTGAGCCGGGGCCGCAAGAATGCGAAGACGGTCGAGTGCGCCGCCATTGTGCTGCTGCATCTGTGCGGCCCGGAATACGTGCCGAATGGTTCGCTGTATTCGGCGGCGCAAAGCCGGGATCAGGCGTCGATCATCTTCGACCGCGCGCGCAAGATGGTGCTGATGAGCCCGGTGCTGCGCCGGGTTGTGCGGGTGCGGGATTCGGCGCGGGAACTGACCTGCCCGGGCACCGGCTGCATCTACAAGGCACTGTCGGCGGAGACGGCGACCGCCTTCGGCCTGTCCCCGGCGCTGACCATCCATGACGAGCTTGGGCAGGTGCGCGGCCCGCGCTTTTCGCTTTACGAGGCGCTGGAGACGGCGACGGCGGCGCAGGAAAATCCGCTGACCGTGGTGATCTCGACGCAAGCGCCGACCGACGCCGACCTGCTATCGCTGTTGATCGACGACGCCAAATCCGGGGCCGACCCGCGCGTGGTGCTGCGGCTTGATGCCGCCGACATGGATGACGACCCTTTCAGCCTGAAGGCGATCAAGGCGGCCAACCCGGCGCTGGAAATCTTCATGAACAGGGGCGAGGTGCTGGCGATGGCCGAGGACGCGCGCCGCCTGCCCGCGCGCGAGGCCGAATTCCGCAATCTCGTGTTGAACCAGCGCGTCGAGGCGAGCAACCCGTTCGTCACGCCGTCGATCTGGAAAAACTGCGGTGGCACGGTGCAGCCGTTCAACGGCGCGGTGCCGCTCTATGGCGGGCTCGATCTGTCGTCGGTCGCCGATCTGACGGCGCTGGTGCTGATCGGCCAGCCGGACCAGAAGAACTGGCACGTGCAGCCGACATTCTGGCTGCCGAGCGACGGCTTGGCGGAGAAGAGCCGGGCGGATCGCGTGCCCTATGATTTGTGGGCGCAGCAGGGTCATCTGCAACTGACGCCGGGCACCTCGGTGAGCTACGAATTCGTCGCCAAGTTTTTGCGCGACCAGTTCAACAAATACAACATCAAGAAGCTCGCCTTCGACCGCTGGAACATGCAGCACCTGAAGCCGTGGCTGGAGAAAGCGGGCTTCTCGGTCAACATGATCGAGGACAGGTTCGTCGAATTCGGGCAGGGCACGCAATCGATGTCGCCCGCGTTGCGGTCGCTGGAGGAACTGCTGCGCGACCGCAAGATCAGGCACGGCAATCATCCGGTGCTGTCGATGTGCGCGGCCTGCGCTGTTGTTGATGGCAAGGACGACGCCAGCCGCCGCCTGTCGAAGAACAAATCCTCCGGCCGCATCGACGGCATGGTGGCGCTGGCGATGGCGGTCGGCGTGGCCCAGCAGATGCGCCCGGTGGACATCACGACGTTGATCTCGTGATGGAAAAGTCGCCCACACTGGCTGCGGAATTGCTGCGGAAGGGTGCGGAGCTTGTGCTGCTGCAGAAGCAGCTAAACGTGAAGATCGACGAGGTCGAGCGCTTGATGCGGAAACTGGAACAGGTGCTGGCGGACGAGCGCCGTGACATCGGGTCCGGAGGATGACATGCTCAGCGATCTGACAAGATGGCAGAAGATCATTTTCGTCGGCGCGATGTTCGTGTTTATCGTGCTGGTGATCTTCGCGCTGGGAACGGACTACTGGTGACCGTGATTGAAATTCTCGCGCAAATCAAAGCCCCGCATTTCAGCGCGGGCGTCGTGCTGCGCGACGGCGTGGTGATCGAGGCCGCCGACATCATCAAATACATGCGGCGCTGGCCGCGCGCGCGGGTGCGCGACTACTGCGCGCAAAAGGGCTGGACGATCAGCATCGTTTCCGAATCAACAATAGCGCTGGGATGAGCATGGGACTGGGATGAGCATGGGACTGTTCAGCGATTTCACGCCGATGCAGAAGATCATCATCATCGCCGCAATAACGATGATGTTGGTCGTGATATTGTTGAAGCTGGAGCCGCCGCTATGACGACGCGATCCGGTAGGCCGCCTGCAGCAGCGCATAATCGGAATAGATGACGCGGGTCTGCAGCTTGCCGCTGCCATGGCCGCGCGCGATGTCGTTGCAGGCGATGTGCAATAGCTCGGAAGCGTCCTTGGCCCGGGCGACGTGGCGGCGATGGAAGGCATAGGGCCGCATGTCAACCCACGTGATTTCGCCCGCCAGCGCCTTGGCGCGCTCGGCCGCCTTCAGCGCCTTGAGCTTGAGATCGGCTTCCGCCGCCTGCACCAGATTCTGCGGCAGAAGCTGCACCAGCTTGGTGCCATGGTGATGCAGGATGCGCGACGCGGTCATTTCGCCCTAATGTCGTTGCGGTCAAGCACGGTCGCTGATACTGAAATATCACCGGCAATCGATCAAGCATTGCTGGCAACAACGGGAGCACGAGCATGGCAAAAACCACCGGCCCTACCACGATTTTGGCGGTCATCACGCCGCTAAGCAGTTCCGCCTCATTCCCGAAACCGC